CGGCTGAAGAACGGACTCGGCGCACCCTACGGAATCCCCAAGGATATTGATCCGGATTTCGTCCGGCACATGGCGTCAGAATTCAAGAAGCTAGTGATGGACAAGAAGACCGGGCGCATGGTCCGGCGTTGGATTGCGATCAAGGGGCGACCGAATCACGGATGGGACTGCGCCTGCATGAACCTCGTGATTGCCACGATTTTCGGCCTTATTCCCAATCCATTCGCAGGCATGAAGATGGACGAATCCAAGCCGGAGGAGTCGAAGGAAGAACAGTCCGTGAGCGCCTAAACCGATCGGTTTCCTCCGCCGTAACGGCCAAAACTTCGCACCCATCCCCGCCGTAACGGCAAAAGATTAACCAGCGCGGGCCTATATGTAGGATGCCTGCGGATGTTGATTTCTACGGGGCGGACCTGGCCTGGCTAAGGACGCACCGAATCGAGCTTCAAAACTGCCTCTCTGCGATTTCGCTGGGGCAGAGCTACACCGTCAACGGGCGTGCCATCACTCGCGCAAACTACGACCAAATCAGGTCCGCGCTTGGGGCTGTTGCGGCTGAGATCACCCGGCAAGAGGCGATCCTAGCAGGCGCCGCTCAAACGAATTCACGGTCCGTCTTCCCGAGGTTCACCTAATGGGTATCCTGTCGCGCATTTCCCGCAGTATTGAGACCGGAATCAAGGGTTTTTCCTGGGGTTTCTCCGAGCATTACGAGGGGGCTTCACTCTCCGGAAACAACCAGATCCCAATCAACGGACGGGCTCAGGACTACGAGTTTGACCTCGATCCTTGGACACGGGAAAACCTGATCACTGTTGCGCGTGTTCTCTATGACAACGTTGGGTTTATTCACGGCGCGATCAACGAGAACGCACGGCACACGGTCGGCGAGGGGATCATTCCAATTTCTGACGCGGACGACGCTGGGATTGCGCTCGACCATGATGACTACTGGGCGACTTGGTGCGACATCCCAGAGCTTACCCAGCAATGGGACTTTAGGAAGGTTCTCGAAATCACGTCGAAGGGCGTTGACGTTGACGGAGTCGTCGGGTTCCTGCTGACGGAGACGGCCACAGGATACCCTCAAATTCAAGCCATCCCGGCGCATCGGATCAAGAGCCCTCCAGGGGATGAATCATTTACTGACGGGGTCAAGTTAAACGCCGTAGGGCGTCCTGTCGCTTACTCCATTCGTAGCGTTGGTCTTGATGGGTGGACCTACAAAATCATCCCTGCTTCATCCTTCGTTCTCGTCGCTGACGTGGACCGTTTTGGTGGTGTGATTTCACCGTCCGCTCTGACCCCCGCAATCATCAACATGCGGGACAAGAAGGACATCCTTACTTACGAAAAGCTGGGGGTGAAGATCGGTTCCGCGCTTGGCATCAAGCTTAAGACAGCGCAGGCCAGCCAGACTGGGAAGGCGCTTTTCGGATCACCTGAGACGGTGGTTGATTCGTCCGGCGCCGCGAAGACTTTCGAGAAGATTTCAGGCGGCGCAATCGTCGAGCTTGGGCAAGGGGACGAACTGGAGACGTTTTCGAGCAACCGACCAAGCGCAGCGTTCACAGGGTTTCTCGCTTACCTCGACCGAGACGTGGCTGCAGGACTCGATTTGCCGGTTGAATTCATCTGGGATCCGGCTGCTTTGGGTGGCACCTCGCAACGCTTCATTATGGTCAAGGCTCAGAAGCGTTTTGAGGAGCGGCAAAGGATGCTAAAGAGATCCATCAAGGCCATCCGAAACTACGTCATCGCCAAGGGAATCGACCGTGGAGACATCAAACCTGTTAAGGGCTGGTGGCGCGTCAAGTGGCAGATGCCTTCCAAGATCTCGGTGGACGTTGGCCGAGAATCCAAAGCCAATCTTGAGGACTACTTCGCCGGCCTTCGCACGCTACAGGAGGACTTCGGTGAGCGTGGAATTGACTGGAAGGTCGCACGCAATGACCAAGAGACCGCAGCACGCGACCTACTCGGACGCGCTGCTGCCATCCGCAAAGATTTCCCAGACCTCACACTTCAAGACGCGATCAACCTGATCGAGAAGCGCGGAAACACAGGCTCTCCACCATCCGGATCAAATAATGGATCCGGCCAAAACATGCAGGAAAACACCAAGAAAACGGGGGGCAAATGAGACTCGCGCACGTAATCGAAGCCGTGATGAACAAGCCATGGGCCATCACTTCAGAAGGCCATCGCTCCATCGTCTGGGCTTTGGAAAAGAAGCTTTCGCGCAGCCTGATTGAAGCCTCTGACGAGGATGCGAAGCGCGTGTTTTCGGCAGAGCGCCAAGGGTTGTTCGGGCCTCTGGAGTCAATGGAGATCAAGGGAACCACAGCATTCATTCCCGTCCATGGGATCCTAGCTCGCAAAGTGAGTATGATCGAGAAGTCCTGCGGCGTCGTTGACTACTGCGACATTGAGGACGACATCGACGAAGCGGTCAACGATCCGAACGTTCAAAGCATCCTGCTCGATATCGACTCACCCGGCGGGACCGTCAACGGCCTCTATGAGGCGTTCGACAAGATCAAGGCGGCTTCAGGGCTAAAGCCCATCATCGCATTTACGGAAGGCCAGATGTGCAGCGCAGCGTATTACCTAGCCTGCGGATGCACGGTAATCGCGGCCTCTCCGTCCTCTTCTGTTGGTTCAATCGGCTGCGTGCTTCAAGCGTTGGATGACTCCAAGGCATACCAAGAAGCCGGGTTGAAAATGAACACCATCCGATCCGATCCGCTGAAGGCTGTAGGATGCCCTGGCGACGAGATCACACCCGAACAAATCGCATACCTCCAAGCCATCGTTGACGAGTGTGCGGCACGCTTTAAGGGGACCGTGATTAACCAGCGCGGGCTTATTAGTGAGGACGCGCTTGATGGTCGCGTGTTTTCCGCTAACGAGGCCCTCGCCTATAGCCTGATTGATCTAGTGGCAAACGAGGAAGAGGAGGCCCTGGCGCTAATCAAGTGACCCTCAAAAACGTATGAACCTGATCGAAATGAAGACTGCGCTTGAGGCGCAGCAGAAGGCGCTCGCTGAACTGACCCAAAAGGTCGGTGCAGTCGAAGCCGCAAACGCAACTCTCAAGGCTGATTCCGAGGCGCACAAAGCGTCCGCTGATTTGGCTGCGAAGGCTGCAACTGAAGCCAAAGCGGAGAGCGAGAAGCTTAAGGCTGACATCGCCGCGATTGAAAAGCGTGCGACTGAAGCCGAGGCCAAGGCGCAGAAGATGGAAGCGGAAGCCAAAGACGCTGACCTGAAGGCTGTAGAGATCCTCGCGAAAGCTGGCCATCCTCCCGTTTCGGCTGACTCCGGAAAGAAGCCTGAGGCCGAAAACCTGAAGGGCAAGGACCGAGCCATCGCTACTTGGGACAAGGAGTTTGCTTCCCGCAAGCCCTAACGAATCACCGAAACCACAAAACAAAACTGACTTTTTATGGCTGATAAATTTCTCACCCTGCTGGACATCACCAAGCGGAACAACGCCGATGCGGCTGTTGGTCTGATTGAGGAAGTCAACACCGTGGCACCCGAGCTGATGGAGCTGAAGGGACGCCCAATCAACGGCACCACCTACACCGCCAAGAAGCGTTCCGCGCTTCCAACCAAGCCCGCGTTTCGTAATGCGAACGAGGGTTCTGATGTGGTGTCTTCAACCTACGATTCCTCGCTGTCTCAGTGTTACTTCATTGACGCTCCTCTGGTCGTTGACGAAGCCATTGTTCAGGCTGGGCAAGGCGAAGGTAATACCCAGTCGCAGATCCTCGCTGATGAGTCTTCAGGCGTTCTCGCTCAGAAGCTGATCAGCGTCGGAGACCAGTTCTATCGAGGCACCACAGCGGACGCCAAGGGCTTTCCTGGAATGCTCTCGCTGTATGACTCGGCGAATTGCGAAGTGACCGCAACCGGGACCACCGACACATCCAGCGCCTACCTTATTTGGAACGACCTCCAGGGTGTTCACTGGATCTTCGGAAACAACAGCGGGCTCAATATTAATCAGTGGAGCCGACAGCTTGTCACTGACGCGAACGGCAAGAAGTATTTCGCTTGGGTCAACAACGTGTCCGGCTACGTCGGGCTTGGGTTCGGGCATACCCGATCCATCGTCCGAATCAAGAAGATCAAGAACAACTCCGGCAATTACCTCACCGACGCTCTCGTTGCTGAGGCGCTTACCAAGATGCCGATCTTCATTCGTCGCTCTCCGAATCTGCGCTTGCTGATGAACAGCACTGCCGAGCTTACCCTTCGCAAGAGCCGCAGCACAGTTGTTGGATCTAAGACCGACAGCGCGATTCTCCAATTCGCGAGCACCGCTACCGAGTCCAACGGAGTGCCCATCATCCTCACGGATTCGCTGCCTCAAACCGAGGCCTAATACTCCGACAAAAACCCAATAATTCTCAAAGATTATGGCAAATCAATATCTTAACATGACGGACGCGACGCTTGTCAAAACGTTCGCGTGCCCGTCCGCTGCTAGCACATCCTCGAACTCCACAGGCATCGACCTTGGGGCGGGTTACAGTGGGGGCGTAGAGTGTGAACTTACCGTTCCCGCTCTCAGCTCCACCATCGTCCCGAACGCCTCCATTGTCGTTTACGTCGTCGAGGCTTCATCGGTTTCCGACTTCTCGGTGATCGACCAATCGTATCTATACGAGTCGTTTACCGCATCGGGCGGCACCGGCATCGCGGCGAAGACTAAGCGGTGCCGAGTCCCTTCGAATGGCTCGCGCTACGTTCGCGGTCGCGTTCAGTTCGGCGCGGCCACAACCACCGGCGCGGCCATCACGGCGACCCTCTCACTCAAGTTCTGATCTGTTCCGGTTTGTGTGTGTTGTGATCTAGCGGGGGGCCTTGGATTTTCCAGGGCTCTCCGCTCCTGAAAGAAAAGATGTCCAATCTCAAGAATTTCGCCAAAGCAACTCTCGCGACGACATACGGCGCGACCGAGACATCTTTCAAGGTAAGCGCCGGACAAGGCGCACGGTTCCCGATTCCTCCTTTCAACGCGACAGTCTTCAACGGGACGGATTACGCGGATCCCGCCGACGATCCTTTCGTCGAGATTGTCACGGTCAACATCGTGAGTGTTGACACTCTAGTTGTGACGCGTGGCGCGGAAGACACAATCGCGACGGCAAAGAATCTCACAGGCAAGACGTATTTCATTCAGCATTCGGTGACGAAAGCCGTCGTTGACGGCAAACTTGATTTTCCTCCTGACGGTTCGCTCTGGCGTCCACAGGGCGTCCTCTTCCAGCTCTATGATACGGTGACGAGTTCTTACCGTTCGGTTTGGCTTGAAAACGGAGTTCTGACGCTTGGTCCTGAAGACAATTCCGAGAGCCTGACTGGCGGCTCGTGGGGCACTGGATGGACCCCGAACAACGGAACGCGCTGGTATAGCGGTGGCACCGAGCCTGATGCCGAGATGTATCAGACTGGGGACTTCTACCTTCAGACCGCAAACGGAGTAAACAACCCAGCCGGGTCTGTCTACGAAAAGACGGACGACGAGACTTGGACGCTCCGCACGAACATCATCGGGCCTACCGGACCCGGCGGACCTGTCGGGGCGGCTGGCCTCGACGGCGTGCAATTTATTTTCGGGACCGGCGTCCCTTCGGTTGGGACCGGCTCAACGGGTTGGTTCTATCTCGATACCCAGACGAGCGACTGCTGGAAGAAGATCGACAGCAGCACATGGGCGCTTCAATGCAACCTGCGCGGGATCCAGGGCGCTTCCGGTCCTGTCGGGCCTCAAGGTCCGGAAGGGGCAGCCGGAGCCACCGGAAGCACTGGCGCGAGCGGTGGTCAGTGGTTCACGAGCGGTTCGGATCCGTCGAACGGAACCGGCGCGGTAAACGATTTCTTCATTAACTCGGTCTCGGGTGACTTTTTCAAAAAACTCGGCGCGACGAATTGGGCGCTTCAAGGAAACCTTCGCGGCCCCACTGGAGCCACGGGTAGCACGGGGCCGACTGGCAGCACGGGCGCAACCGGGGCGCAGGGCTCAACGATCTACTCGGGCAGCGGAGCGCCTTCGTCTGGGCTTGGTGTAACGAACGATTTTTACGTCAACACGACGAGCGGAAGCGGCAAGGGAGACCTCTACAAAAAGACGGATAACACGACCTGGACGCTTCAAATCAATCTGGTTGGGCCTACTGGCGCAACGGGAGCAACCGGCGCGACAGGGGCAACTGGCGCGACCGGCCCTGCCGCTTCTCCTGGGGGTTCTTCTGGCGATGTCCAGATGAACAGTTCCGGATCCCTTGGTGCAACCACTGGGATGACCTACAACACCGGGACGCAGACGCTCACGGCTGGATCCGGTGGCGTTTCGACTGGGGTTCTAACATTCACAGCTCTCCCTTCGCCAAATGTTCCCGGGGCTCAAAAGGTTCTCTCGCTTGGACCGTCAACGACCGCAGGCGTCCAGGCGTATCGACCGCACATCCCGACGCCTTCATATCGTCGCATCGCATACGCTCAAGCGGTCGGGTCTAATTCGGCTCCCACTGGATTCGGCGAACTATTCCAGGAAAACGGCACTGGCTCGCTTGTAGCATCGACG